CTTTACGATGTGTGGATAATGCGCGGCGATAAGTATGCCGACCTGAACATTGCTTCATGGGTTCCGATTGACCACAACCCGATTCCGCCGTTGGTGTTGGAGTGGTGCAAGCGACCTAATGTGACACCGATTGCGATGAGCCGTTGGGGTCAGGCTCAGTTGGCAAAGTATGGTGTTGAGGCTGAGTTTGTGCCTCACGCTGTTGAGCCGGTGTTCAAACCGACTTGGGATGTTGACGGTATGCCTGTGCGTGACTACATGGGTTTGACCAAAAAAGACTTTGTGGTTGGCATGAACTTCGCCAACAAAGCTTCGGGTGCGATTCACAGAAAGGCTGTCGCTGAGGCGTTCCTAGCGTTCTCAATTTTTGCTAAAGATAAGCCCAACGCTGTTCTGTATTTGCACACCGACATGTTCGGTTCGTTTGGTGGTTGGAAACTTGACCACTTGCTTACTTCGTGTGGACTATCTAAGAATCAGGTTATTTTCTGTGATCAGGTTGCTTATCGTTACGGCTACTCGCAGGAACACTTAGCTGCGTTTTATACGGCTATGGATGTTTACCTGGGTATCAGTTACGGTGAAGGGTTTGGTGTTGGCACTATTGAGGCACAGGCGTGTGGCACACCGGTTATTGTGTCGGACATTTGTGCCAGCACCGAATTGGTTGGTGATGGCTGGTTAGTTGAATGCCAGCCTTTGTGGGATGAGGCGCAGAAGTCGTGGTTTAGTGTGCCAAACATTCCGCAGACTGTAAATGCTTTACAAGCGGCTTATCAAAGATCTCGTGGCAAGTCAGACAAGGCGATTGAGTTTGCCTCTGGTTTTGGTGCTGAGAAGGTTTGGCAGGAGTATTGGCAGCCTGTCCTGAAAAAGATTCTGAAATGATTCCTGTTCTCGGTTTTGCTACGGTAAAACGCTTCGACCTAGCTGACCGTTTACTCGCCAGCATTGATTATCCGGTTGAAAACTTAGTGATTGTTGATAACTCTGGTAAGGGCAGTTGGAATCCAGTAAAGCCTGACTGGGCTGTAAACATGTGGGTTATTCGTGTGCCTTATGGTCTGGGGCTTGTTGGGGCTTGGAATCTGATCATAAAATCGACACCTTACGCACCTTATTGGTTCTTGGTGAATGATGACTGCTGGTTTGCCCCTGAAACGCTTTCTAAGGCTCATAAAAGCATTTTGACGGATGCTGTGAACTTTTTTGACTGTGTGCCACATTGGTCTGCGGTAGCCTTTGGTGAGGGCTGTATAGATAAGGTTGGTTTGTATGATGAGCGATTTTATCCTCTTTATTTTGACGATAATGATTTGGAACGCCGTATTGATTTTCACGGTGTACAAAAGAACTTCATTGATGCGAAAGTACATCACGACAACAGTTCGACCCTCAATAGTGGCTTTCAGGCTGAGAACTCTAGGTCGTATTCGGCGAATCAGCGACTCTTTGAGACGAAAATGGCACAAGACGATTATTCAGAGGGCGCTTGGTCGCTCGCAACACGCAGGGCTAACCGATGGGATTAAGGGTTTACACGGGCGGAACGTTCGACCTGTTTCATGCCGGTCATGTGCGTCTTTTGGCTCGGTGCGCCGAACTGGGTGCTGTGACTGTTGCTCTAAATACTGATGAGTTCATAACCGAGTACAAGGGCAAGTCGCCTGTGATGAGTTTTGATGAGCGCCGTGAGGTTCTTGAGGCTTGCAGGTTTGTTGATGATGTTGTCGCAAACATTGGTGGTGCAGATTCTAGACCAAGCATTGAGATGGTGAAACCTGATTTGGTTGTGATTGGTTCGGACTGGGCTAAGAAAGATTATTACAAGCAGATGCAGTTTGACCAAGATTGGTTAGACCAGCGTGGCATTGGGCTTTGCTACATTCCTTACACTTCGGGTATCAGCACTACTGACATAAAAGCCCGTATGCGGTTTAGCGGTAGAATAGACTCATAGATTTTAGGAGTCATTTTGGCTATTACTAACGGTTACTGCACTTTGGCAGATGTTAAGGCTGCTTTGCGTATCCCAAATGCGGATACTATTGACGACACCATCCTTGAGGGCAACATTGAGGCTGCCTCACGCTTGATTGATGGTTACACGATGCGTTCTTTTTACAACGCTGGAACGGCTGTGCGCTATTTCGCACCAGACAACGCCATCTATTTGGCGATTGATGACGCTATCAGCATCAGCGAGGTGGCGACTTCTAGCGACATTGACACTACCTACGACGTGATTTGGGCTTCTACTGATTACCAGAAAGAGCCACTGAACGGGCGTGTTGATGGTTTGGGCGGTTGGCCGACTACTGGTATTCGTGCGACTGATAACTACGACTTTTATGTGAATAACGGTCAGGCTTTGGCTCGTGTGACTGGTGTGTGGGGTTGGTCTGCTGTTCCTATTGCTATCAAGCAGGCAACGATTATTCAGGCAAGCCGTATTTTTAAGCGTCTTGACTCGCCGTTGGGTGTTTTGAGTTCGCCAGACATGGGCTTTATCCGTGTCGGTCACAAACTTGACCCTGATGTACAGATGTTGGTTAGTTCTTACCGTTTGATGAGAAATCTAGCATGACGACTCTTGGCAGCATCAAGGCTGGCTTGGCGGCTAACCTTGCCACGATTACGAACATGAGGACTTCGACTCAGATTCCTGAGCAGCCTCAGCCACCTGTGGCAATTATTACGTTGAACACCATCAACTATGACACTACTTTTGGTCGTGGCTTGGATGAGTATTCGTTTACTGTGACCGTTATTGTTAGCCGTGCTGATGGGCGTAATGCTCAGAACTTGCTTGACCATTATGTGGCTAGTTCGGGAACGCTGTCGGTCAAGAGTGCGATAGAATTAGACCGTTCACTTGGTGGTAGTGCAAACGACTGTCGAGTAACCGGATTATCAACCTATGGTAATCTGACAATAGGTGAAACAAACTACCTAGCAGGCGAATGGTCTGTGACGGTTTTCGCATAAGTAGGAGAATAAATTGGCTAAGTTTCTTGCCACTCAGTTTCAGGTGTCGCTAAACGGCACAGACCTGACTTCATCACTTCACGCCGTCACACTTGATGTGTCTGCTAACGAAGTGGACACAACCACCTTTGGAACTTCCTCAACTGTTTACAAGACTGTTGTTGGCGGTATCCTTTCAGGTTCAGCAAAGTTGGACTTCTATCAGGACTACGCTGCTGGTTCTGTTGATGCAACTATCTGGCCTCTTGTTAACACCGTAGGAACTCTGGTTATTAAGCCAGCAGGAACTACTGTGTCAGCAACCAACCCGTCTTACACAGCGACTGTGCTTATCAACGCTTACAGCCCTATTGCTGGCAGCATTGGTGACCTCTCGTCATTCTCAGTTACTTGGCCTACCTCTGGCTCAGTAACCCGTGCAACTGCATAAGGAAAACAATGAAAATCAATCTACGCATTGAATTGAATAATGGTGATGTTAAGGAAGTAACTTGTTCGGCTGCCGACCTTGTTGCTTTTGAAACAAAGTATGACATCTCAGTTACCGCTTTGGAATCTGGTGTGAAATACACTCACCTGTTGTTTTTGGCTTGGACTAGCGAGAAACGCCGTAAGGAAACAACCAAAGACTTTGAGTCTTGGATTGAAGATGTTGCTTCTGTTGGGGCGAGTGAATCAGACCCAAAATAAGGGGTCTGGGCGAAACTTCCGCTCATTGGCACATTGCTGCGTTGGCTTGTGAAACGGGCATTGCACCGTCTTTACTTATGCAAGAGTCTGACCGTATGTTGTTTACTATGACTCGTTACTTGGTGGCGAGAGCGCAGGCTCAAAATTGAGAACTCCCCCATGTGGGGAGTTTTCTTTTTAACTAGACTTATAGCGAGGTGTTTATGAGCCAGTTACGGTTTATTGTTGAAAAAGATGCGATTTTGATTTCTGATTATCGTGCAATGATAAGAATAATTCGCAAGGTTCAGCCGACTATTATGGCTGATTTGAGAACGAATATTCGTGAGATTGCTGCACCTGCTCAGAGTGCTGTAAAGGCTAACATTCCTGCTGTT